CAAATTGGTGGGGTAAAAGAAAAAATTAAGAATTTGTCTGCTCTTGAGGTAGATGACTCTGTTATATCTCAATATTTAACGTTGATGAAACTCACCGAAGAGTTAACCGCGGGAGATGATAATGGCTGAACTTAAGCTTTTGACAGAATGGGCCCCCTTTGAATATACTAAAGAGCTCGTGGAACAATCTAAATTAGAAAATGATGGTAAGATTGTGATGAAGGGTGTATTGCAAAAGGCTGACACTCTGAATCAGAATGGTAGAGTGTACCCCCGCGCGATCTTAGATCGCGAGGTGCGAAATTATCAGAAATTTATTCAAGAGAATCGAGCTCTTGGTGAGTGCGATCATCCTGATAGCTCTGTTGTTGAATTGAAAAATGCATCCCATATTGTGAGAGAAGCGTATATGGATGGTGATATATGTTATGGAATTGTCGAACTTCTCGATACCCCAGCTGGTGAAATTCTTCAGAAGCTTGTCGAAGCAGGAGTAACACTTGGGATATCCAGTAGAGGCGTTGGATCAACAAAGCGAAGTGGAGACACTGACGTTGTGCAAGACGATTTTCAACTTATTTGTTGGGATTTTGTATCAGAGCCATCAACTCCTGGCGCATTTATGATGCGTGAGGGACGAGTAGTAAGACAGAATGAGTTAGATGATGTGTTCAATCAATCAGATAGAATTTATAGAATGTTTAACGAAATATTAGAGTGGGGTGAAGACGATGAGCTCTAATTGGCCGAGCCCAGGTTTAGGACATGCATCAGCATATCAAGTAAGTGGAACACCGTACGTTACGTCATCAGCAGACGATGAGTGCACAGCTTCGGGGAACGTTGTACAAATTAGTTTTCCTCGTGTGACTCGATGGTTTCAAATAGCAGTTAGTGGTTCTGACGCAACTTCTGGGAATTTACGTGTTGGATTTTCGCAAAACGGTGTTAACGGTCTTGGTGCGGTTACAGGATCAGTTCCCACCGGAGAAATACAGACGAATGGAACAGAAAAATATGTGACACCACAACCGGCGCCCTCAGCTGCTGATCAGCAAAACACCCACAAGAATTATTTCGTTGTTGGGCCAAATGCTGGTGGGACTGCAGCGGGTGCTGGAATTGTGGGCGCACCTAGCGTTCGGTTTGAACTGGCTTGTACCGATCTTTTCTTAAGGTCAGACACCAGCGCCGGCGCATGCGGTTTTACAATTATTGCTGGCCTGACAGGCATATCTCGGGACCAGCTTAGTCTAACGGGCTCTTCTGGTTATCATGGGATTGAGTAATGGCTAAGGTATCACGTTCAACTTTGAAAACGCTGGTAAAAGAGTGTTTATTTGAGATTCTCTTGGAAGCAACAGGAACAGAGGACTCTTTAAACGAAGATCGATCGGCAAAGCTGGTAGAGAGATCGAGGAAAACTGTCAAGAAGCAAAAGGTTTCCCGACCTGCATTGGATAATTTGAAATACGATACTCTTCCCCCACGACGACCGATCGATGTGCAAAATATCACTAGTGATCCGATAATGGCTGCAATTTTTGAAGACACTGCCGCGACGACGTTACAGGAGCAAGCTGAAGCCGAACAAGGCGCGCCTGTTGGTCGTGGTGATACCGCGACGAGAATAGTAGCTAATAACGATCCCACTGATCTTTTCGGTGGAGCAGCACAGAATTGGGCAACGCTAGCTTTTAGTGATTCGCCTAAAAAATGATAACAAACTAATTGAGCGAAATAAGTAATATTATTCCGGAGGATTCAAATGGCAAGACCTACAAAACTTACACCCGCTCTTCTCAAGAAGCTTGTGCTTCAAGAAAAAAGAAGAATTCGAGAAACATTAGAGACTGGAGTGGAAGACCCTGAGAAAGTAAAGGCTGAAGAGGTAGAGGGCGATGAGTACGCTGATTCTCTTGAGTCTGATATCGACTGGATGAAAGCTCTTAAAATTCATGAGCGTCGTCTGTACACGAAGCTCAAGCAAGTCCACGAACGTCGTACAAGATTGCGTCGTAAAATTCTAAAGAAACTATAAAGGAACTATAAAAAATGCCTTCCCACAAGCAAAATATGGTAGAAGCTGTTGTGACTGTCGCTGATTTAGGCAGCGCCGACACAACGACAATTCAAGCTAGTTTTCCTGCGTCTCCAATTTATCTCGGTGATTTAACTGACGATGGCGTGACAGAACAAGGCCAGGCTTTGCTATTAGACGGTGAAGTAAACGATGCTGGTCACACTTTCGGAGTATTCGAACGCGATTATACTGAAGCACCTGATTATGGCGACGTCGAAAAAGGAGGTGGCGGTCTGCCTGCTTCTCCATGGGTACCGAACCCTGTTTCTCCTGGACCCGGTAGTATGAATCCTGCTGACCAGGCCGATCCGCCTGATGGTTTTGGCCAGACGCCGAATGATCAATGGGGTTCTGGTGTTGGTTCTCAACTTACTCCAGCGGAATCTTCCGCCGCGCAATCGACCATGACATTGGGCGATTACGTGATGGGTAAGGCACCGAGTCCCTGATTTATAATGAGCAGTCCCGATAACCCGACAAGCATAGGTTTACGTCCGGGACGTAGTTATGATGCTAAAAGAGACGCTGGCTACGGTCGAAGCTCGGATCGTTTTCACAAACAAAGAGTAAAGGGCGGAAATTTTCCGTACGCTGAGCCTGTTTCTTTTGATGATGAAATGTTTATTGAGGATGAAGACCTTATAAAAAGAGTCTTAAATAAAATGCGCGGTACTGCTGACTCGACTGATTCGCTAAGTGGGCGAGCAGCCGATCGTTTTGCATTTCAGGGTGGTAACCGAAGAGTTGGTCCCGATTCCGTTTTGAATATAGAGGCAGCTGGTTCAGGGATGGTTCCTTTCCCGAGTATGTATAAAAACCGCCTGCAGGGCGGCGGCGGCGTAAACACACCGGCTGCATATAATCCAGGCCAATATTCTAGAACTGGTACATATCGAGGGTGGTCTCAAGCTCCAGTTACATCAGGCGATACTGTAAAATTTTCTGAGATTGAAGACGGCGAAGATCCAACAATCGTGAAACTTCGAAAAGTAATTGGTGATATTATTAGACAAGAAGAGGAAATTGAGTGATGCAGAATAGGAATATTCGTTTTAATTGCATATTTAGAATGTGCGTTACGGGATAATATAATGTCAACAAATCTCTACATGGAAGCGATTCAGGAGGCCCAGCAGCTTAAAGCTATGGCCGAGCAGAACGCTAAGAATAAGATTATAGAAGCTCTTACCCCGAAAATTCAAGCGATGGTAGAAGCTCAATTGTTGTCTGAGCAGCCAGATGATTTAGAAATTGATGAATTAGAAGACGACAGCCCGCTAGCGGATGATGTCGTAGATGCTGTGGTTGACGACGTTGCCGTTGATGTAGGGGAAGTGGAAGCGCTTCCTGCCATTGATGATGTCGCTGTCGACCCCCTTGATCAAATGGAGCTAGAATTAATGGCTCCCGATGAATTAGTTGACGATGAGGATGATGTCGAACTCGACAATGATGCTTCTGTCGTCGTAAATGCTCAAGGAGACGTGAACGTAAGCGTTTCCGAAAATTCTTCTCTCTCACGAGAGAGCGTTTCATCCAGGCGAAAGATGAAACGCAATAACTCTAAGTCTTCCAACGTAAATAAGCTGATTGAGAGAAATATACAGCTTCGACGGAAGGTTAAGAGAATGGATGCATTGTTGGAGGGGGTCGAATATCGTCGATTGTCCCGAAGGCAACGCGCTGTAATTAAAAAGTCATATACAAAACTTTTAGACGAAATGATCAATTTGCGTAGGGAGTCAATAGTTATCCCTAACAACAATGAGAAAAAGGTTCGTCTTGTACTTTTCGAAACTTTAAAGGAGATGAAACAAATGACTGACCGACGCAGCCGCGCCATTTTCAACCGTCTATTCGAGGCTGGAGATGGCATGGAAGAACTAGATGAAATGGACCTCTTCCTAGCAGAAGAGGACCTCGATGATCTCGAAGGAGATGAAGCAGCTCTTGGAGATGAAGGAGTTGCTGACGAGGAAGCAGTGGAGGGTGAGGTCGAACTAGACGCCGCTCAAACTGCAATAGAAGACCTTGGCGTAGCACTCGGATTAGACGTTGTTGTCGAACCTGAGGGTGAAGTTGAAGACGAAGAAGGACTTGAGGACGAAGAAGGCCTCGAGGGTGAGGAAGATCTTGGAGACCTCGGTGAGGTTTATGAGATTGACCCCCGCATGCTTAAGCGTGAACTTCGACGCCTCCGTGCCCGTCGTCTCCAGGAGCAGGAAGTTGGCAGAGCAGCTGCCGCCGATCCAGCGCTTGCACACGGTGGAGATGATGAAGGTGACGTTATTCTTGATGTTGATGAGGATGACCTTATTAACGCACTGGCTGATGAGCTTGGTGATCCTGGTGTTCCGACACCTGAGGTTGGTCCCCCGGTTCCTGCTGGTGATGCAATGCCGGAATCCTATCGTCGTCGTAGAGCAGCTCGTCGCCGCCGCGTAGCCGAAAGTCGTCGTAGAGCAGCAGCTCAGAGACGCTCATCCGGCCGACGCACACAATCCGTATCCCGGAAGGTTACAGTTGAGAACAAAGTTCTTAAGCGTAAGCTTTCCGAAATGAATCTTTTTAACGCAAAATTGCTTTATGTGAATAAACTGATGCAAAATCGTAATGTAAGTTCGAAGCAGCAGCGTGCCATTGTCGAGGCTTTAGATAGTGCCAAGACCATTAGAGAAGCCAAGCTTGTTTATGACAGCTTGACTCGCTCACTTAAGAGAAGGTCCCTATCCGAGGGATCGTCAGGGAGAAGAGTTCTCGGTTCCGCATCCAGACCCACTCGCAGCGCAGGTAGCGTCGCAGAGGGTGCTGAGCACCAGGATCGTTGGGCAGTTCTTGCTGGCATCGACACCAAATAGACGCTACTTTCTAAAGGAGAAAAAAACATGTCTAAGAAGTTCACACTCGATCAACTGACGGAAGGTATCCGTCAGCGTCACATGGGCAGCCATGGACGTCGTTTGACAGAAAAGTGGACTCGGACCGGTCTCCTGCGAGGTCTCGACGGCGTCCATCGTGAAAACATGGCACAGCTACTCGAGAACCAGGCAGGTCAGATACTCCGGGAGCAAAACACTCTCGGTGGTGGTGGGATGAGCCCCTCCGCTTCATCTGGTGACATCCGAGGTTTCACTAACATCGCATTCCCAATCGTACGCCGAGTTTTCGGTGGGCTGGTTGCGAATGAGCTAGTATCAATTCAGCCAATGAGCTTACCTTCTGGTCTGCTCTTCTATCTGGATTACACATATGGCACCAACATTGGTGGTACGGCTACCACAGGTATCGGTACATCGTCCAAGTCGATCTACACGAAAGGTCAGTCCATATATAATAACCCCGTAGGTAAGGGTATCCAGTCTGGATCTCTTGGTACCGGTGGGCAGTATGACCTTGCTGGCTCTGGTTATTCTAGAGTCCACGCTCGTAGTAACATCACAACCGTCGCGAACGCATGCTTCGTACTTGGTAGTTCTGCTACACAGAGTCGTTCAACGTCTGCCGGCGGGATTGCATCTGCTGGTGCAGACGGTCGTTTCGCACAGTTTGATCCTACGGTCACAACTAAGGTTGATAGCGAGAGTGGCAAGTTCCGCTTCTTGGCTGTCAATCTCGGAGCACTGGGTTCCGACTTCGATCCTACCGCGGTTAAGGAATGTGCATTGTTACTAACCGGTACCGCTGGTTTCAACAGTACCTCAACGGACCTTGCTGTTCCTGGCGACATATACCAGGGCGGAGCGGGTGTGTATAACATCCGTCGTCTCAACCAGCTGATTACGTCATCCTCTGCGGGTGGTGCAATCACAGCAGCTCCAATGGCCACGCGATCCACCTCTGGTGCAGCGTTGTTGATGGTACTTTCTGGTACCGCGTTGGGTAGCACAGACCTGAAGGCCTTCTGCGTTTCGTATCCGAAGGGCAATAGTCTCGATGTTACATCTGGTGTTGGCGATACTCTTGTCGTGCCGGTGTTCGAGTCTGATTTCGGTACATCACCGAAGCCTCAGATTCCTGAGATCGATATCAAGATTGAGAGTATCTCAGTCGTCGCTCAGACCCGTAAGTTGCGTGCCCGTTGGTCTCCCGAGCTTGCTCAGGACCTGAATGCCTACCACAGCCTGGACGCTGAGGTTGAGCTTACTCAGATCCTCTCCGAGCAGATTGCTCTAGAGATTGACCGTGAGATCCTTAACGATCTCTTGGTAGAAGCCGATACAGCTTATTACTGGTCACGTCAGCCCGGTCGTTTCGTCAACAAGAAGACTGGTGCTCTAGTCGAGAATCGTTCAACCCAAGCAGGACATGCATCCTTTACTGGTACAGTCCGCGAGTGGTACGAGACTCTTGTAGAGACAGTTATCGATGTGGCGAACGAAATCCATCGTAAGACCCTTAGAGGCTCTGCAAACTTCATGGTCGTAAGTCCTGATGTTGCTACTATCCTCGAGGCTTCTGTCCTCTATCGTCCTGCTTACACCCTTGATGGTGATGGCCAGGTCGCGGGCGGAATGACGTTGGGTTGTGAGAAGGTTGGTACGCTTAGCAATCGCTTCACAGTCTATAAGGATCCTTACTTCCCACGCAACAAGATTCTTGTTGGGTACAAGGGTGGTAGCTATCTGGAGACTGGGTATGTGTACGCTCCGTATGTACCGCTAATCGTTACTCCCACTATCTTCGCTCCTGAGGATTTCACCCCCCGCAAGGGCGTGATGACTCGCTATGGTAAGAAGATGGTCCGTAACGACTTCTACGGCACAGTGACTGTCCAGAACATGGACGTAATCTAAAGTTTAGATAGTTCGTTCGTAAAAATCTGGCGGGGTCCTTTCGAGGACCCCGCCGTTTTAATTTAATCGTGATTGACATGATTTTTATGCTCTAGTTCTATAGTTAGAACAGGGTGTGATATGCCGACTTTCGCTTTTACCAGAAATCCGACACCATTCGGTTTTTTCGACACAGACACAGCGTTTCAAACGGAAGCTGATTCTGTGATTACGTTTGTCAAACAGAAGTTGGGCGATGATATATTAAGCGTCGAATTAACGAAAAAACAAATTTGGGCATGTTTAGAAGAATCATTCTTAGAATATGGAAGAATTGTTAATGAGGCGAACGCTCTTTCACAAACTCCGAATCTTCTTGGTATGCCGACCGGAAGTGGTGATGAAGTAACTGGATTGTTTCCAAAGCAAAATCTTGAATATCTCCTAAGGATGGCTGAGCCCTATGCAATGGAGGGCGGTGTAGGGGGTTCGTATAACGAATTCTCAGGGTCCATAGCACTAAACACCGGTTCTCAAGATTATGACATTTATGAAACGTTAAAAGACAATGGTGGCAACCTCATGGTGTCTAGTAGCTTGAACGATCCTCGAACAAAGATGCGGATAAAAGAAGTATTTCACTTCTCTCCGCAAGCCGCTTACAGATTTTTTGACACAACTTCATCTGTGAATTATTTAAACAATGAATTTAGTTTTGAATCATTTACTCCAGAGACTGTATTTTACGTTTTGCCGGTTTTTGAAGATGTCCTTCGGGCTGGCCAGATGGGTGTGTCAAATAGAGTTCGAAGATCAAATTATTCATATAAAATAATCGGTAGTAAGATAAGGATATTTCCGAAGCCAACGGGGGATAATCCTGGAAAGCTGTGGATACGTATTGCATATAGCCCAAATCCAATTAGTCCAGATATTAGAGATGATACGATATACGGTGTCTCTGATATTTCAAATGTTCCATTTGGGCGCTTTACTTATGACAATGTTAATTCTATAGGACGCCAATGGGTAAGACAATATGCTAAAGCCTTGTGCGAAGAATTATTAGGACAGGTAAGATCGAAATTCTCTGCCGTTCCAATCCCGTCTGGTGATCTTCAGCTCAATGGCGCTGATTTGATAGGTCGAGGCCGAGAAGACCAAACAAGGCTCCGCGACCAATTAAAAGAATTATTGGAAAATTTGACGTATAGTAAGATATTGGAGGCTCAA